CATCAAAAAGCCAGCAATCTCGCTTGCCCTTTTCTTTTTCTGTTGCCCTTCGATAAATCCCTTTGCCACTTGGCCGAGTGCCTGACCAAAGGATGCATTGGCGGCGGCATTTGCCCGTCCCGCTTCAAGGAATGGTGAGAAATCGACTCGCATGAGTCCCGCCTGAACTGTGTCTCCTATTGCCATGATTATTTTCCTCTACCTAAATATCCACCAGCGGCTGTTCCAAGCATACTCATAAATCCCTGTGCCGCACCACTTGCCGCTTGTTCTTTAGCCGCATAAGTGTTCGCCAGGTAGTTTGCCCGGTTCGCATATTCCTGCATACCGATATTAACTCCAGCATCGGGATTGATTCGGGTGACTGATTCCTGTGGTAATCCAAACAGGGCGGCTCGTTGGCCATAGCCTTGCTGTACGAAGTTTTGTCCACCACCAGTAATTCGGAGTGGATCGTATGAGGTTGCTTGGTTGCCTCGCATGGCATAACTGCCAAACTTCATAGCATCGTCACGATTTTCACGAATGATATCCCGCAAATAATCCTCACGGCTCATCGCTTCGGCCGCAATGCCCACATTGTCCATACCCCGCCCTCTCGATACTAAGCCTTCGCGTGCAGACTGAGTTGCCCTGCGTCTCATTTCGGGCGACAAATCGGTCATCTGTGAATCGCGATATGCCTGATTGGCCAACTCGTTTGCTTGGTTAACGCGGGCTTGCATGAGCGGATCGGATGCACGAACTGCGGCAGTCATGTCTGCCCCGAATCGATTCATTAGGGACATATCGGAACCAGCCTGGCGTTCTGCCATTTGTGAGCCAAACTCCTGCGACCGCATGGCCTGTTGCTCCGCAAGCTGTGCCATCGGGTCGGCGGCTCGGCGGGCAAGACTCATTTGCAAGTCCTGATACTGCGGATCGTAGCGTTGCCGATTTTGAAGCATTCGATCCTGTAAACGAGGATCGGACATCGCGTTTACATAATCGCGGGCAGATTGCCCAACATCGAACTTTTCGAGTTGAGGTGCATCTTTTCCTCCACCAAATAGTTTTTGGATAAAGTAGGATTTTACTCCCGATGAGTTTACTGGTACGCCGGCTCCGCCCTTACTTTTTAAGAGTTTTGCTTCCTGCTTGTTAATATAGGCTACCTCTTCCCCTTTTGGGGCGGCCATATTAAGCAGAGTGGCGGCTTGTTTGAGGGGGTCTTCAGGGGCATAGGATACTATTCCTTCGGAAGTCATCTTTCCACTAGCGCCTGAACGCATGAGCAGTTCGCGCTCCATTGGATTGATATATGCGAGGGATTCTCCTGCTGGTCCTTTAGATTCTAGATATTTAACTATATCATCCTGTGATACATTTTGATTAAATGCACTAGGGTTACTATCAGGGAAAAAGGTAGGGTTTTTTTCTTTTGCATAATTTGCGGGATTTTTCATGTATGCAGAATCACCTGGATCTTTCATCCGACTGTAATCTATATTACCCAAGAAAGAATGGCTTTGCATCTGTAACCTTCTCTGTGCTTCCTCGGCTATCTCTTCTTCTGATGGACCCATGCCTATGAGCCGTTTAAGTGCGTCTAATGATTCCATGACTTTATCAAGTTTTAATGATGTAATTTAAAATGATAGTGGGCTGAACATTGTTGTGGGAACCTCCTCCACCCGCTAATCCTGTGTCAGTTTCGTATTCAAATCCGCCTCCATTTCCTGCCCCTGAACCTGCATTAGTATTGTACACAAAGCCCCCTGTTATTCCTGTTATGTTTTCGTGAGGCGGGTGTCTGTGACTAGGAATCTCAGAAATACTAAGAGTGTGAGTTTCGCTCCCGCCAGTAGCACCCAAAGTGTCTCCATTTAATCCGCCTGATTGATCGGTTAGGCGATTAGCGGATGAACCACCCATATCGTCCTGACCCGCAATGACTCGTCCTCGAAGGTCAGGGATATTAAATGTGGTTGATCCGTCTCCCACTCCGTAGGTCGTTCCTATAATTGCAAATAAACCTGCATAGGTTGTGCGACTTTTAGCTGATCCATCACAAAGGAAATAACCTGTTGGGGCGGCTGACCCAGCATAAGGCAAAATGGTGGAAGTTGGCATGAGTACACTTACTGCCGCACTATCGAGCTTGGCCGCAGTCACCGCCCCGTCCTGTATCTTGGCAGTAATAACGGAGTTAGCCGCTAGTTCGTTAGATGTAATACCTGTCTGTTTGACTTTTAAATATCCGCCCGTGGCATCGACTTCTATAGTTGAACCGTCTGCGGTGTTGTTAGCACCTGTACGAAAGGTTGCGAGGTTAGCGATGTCCTGCAACTTTTGGGCTGTCACCTGGTCGCCCGATGCGAAACTTTGTCCTGTTTGTAATACTGCCATAATATTATTCTCCTTATGAAATTGATGTGGTGGATCGGTTACTAATTCTAGCGTCTATCTTGGTAGCCCGAAGGTATGGTCGGCCTATGGATGGCCGGAAATCTGCCTGTATGCCAAACCCCTTCTTGTTTACCCGAAGGCGTAGGGAGGCCTCCTCCGAGTCGGGCAATGAGTTACCTAATAGGCTGGAGATTGCTGTGCTTGTGCTTACCGAGTCGGGGTCTTCGGTTATAAATTGGATGTTACCGTCAGTAGAAAAGCCGGTATTTGATTTTACATGGAACTCTGCGCGGCTGTATGTTTTACGGTCCATACTTTCGGCATCGTATTGGCGGGTGGTTAGCTGACTAATTATAGGGATGGTGGAGGGACTTGCCTGACCCGCTGTAATCGAAACCACATCGCCTCCCTCATTGCCATCTATCTTATGCACCCCGCCCTCCTCGGTTGTCAGATACAAAGCATTCTGCGCACCTTCGCGGGCAACAAGTAAATCGCGAATGGCAAAGTCTACAGAGTTTACAGAGTCAATGCTTTCAAAACCGCCGTTGATAAAATTATAAACGATTATGGTGTTGAGCTTAGTCGCATTGCCCGCACCAGGTGCTGAGTCTAATGGGACAGCCAGCCAATAGCGGGAGTTGAAATATACGCCTGTGGAAAGATGGGCATAGTTCTGATTTATCCGATCTATAAATGGTTGAATAGTTTCGGATATCGGTGTGCCTGTTCCTCGTAAATTGTATTCATCGAGGAACTCCACGCTGTAAATGCCTTGGTCTGATAAGAATAGAATCTTGTTCGCCACCTGGACGATTGACTTCCTTGCGGATGCTCCGATCTCTGTGGTTACCACATTGGTGGACACATCGGAAAGAGATCCACTCACGCCTGTCATTAGGTGGATGGATTTTCGGTTAAATACAACTATGGAATCGTTGGTAAAACCTGTAAGCCCCACGGTATAATCGCTCTGCCCGGCACTCGCTCGGAACTGATTTCCGATTCTATCATATGTATCGCTATCAAAGATATCGCTGGCAATGAGTTCATCCCGAACATTTCGAGTGCTGGGTGATACATCCGAAGTGTACCAATACGGCACCCAAAGTCTACGCTGGTGAAACTCTCCCCACGGGGCAGATGGCATATGGATAAATCCTTTACCGATTGCCAACTGTTTGGAGACCGTGAGGGATGCACCAAGTGATACTTTCTCTACCCCTAAATTAAAAGTAAATTGGTCTACTGTTGGGGTGGAAGTAATGATTGCTTTTTGATTTTTGAATAAATCGTATGGGGATGCCCCATCCCTAATGGTTACCTCGTTTCCTTGCTCCAGCCCATGATTAATCACATCCATAGTTACCACGCCGTTTAGTGCAGTAGCGGTGGTGTCTGTAAGATAAGCGGGCGCTGTATAAGTGCCACGAGCTACCCTGGTAAAATCCTCAAAGTATTCAGCCGATGCACCCGATACATTAAAGGTAGCTGTCTGAGATCCTGCCATCTCCACGGTGAATTGAGTGGCAGTTGGAGCGGTTACTATCTGATAACAGTTATTGGGATTGATGGTCCAATTACCCAGGTTTGTCAGCGTGACAAAGTCACCCACTACCCGACCATGATTTGCTGATGTATTTACCGTTATTACTTGACCTGATTGAGAGGCGGAGGATATGCCGATTTCATTAAGTGATGGGCTGGCCGACAAAGCGGTTTTCCTTGGGCGGAAGATAAACATTTTGTCAAATCCCTGAGACATTCCCACAGGAGCATCCACAGTCTCCCCTCCACCCTCATATCGGCACTTAAAAAGGGCTGTGTCTTTTAGTCGGACAATCACACAAACATTATTTGTCGCGGTAAATATGTAGTCATCCGAGTTCGATGAAGCATCGCTGTAAACCGCTGATCCATAAACCTCATTTACCCCGTCATCGTTTAGGGTAAAATTCAGGGTGGTGGTAATCGAGTTGCCAACAGAACATACTGAGGTGTTGCCTACCGATGAGTCCTGCACGGTAAAGGTTGCATCACTCCCGGCATTGGCAAAGGTGATGGTCTTAGTATTAAAGTTTACGGTAGATAAAGTGTGTGTGCCGTCTACTGAGGGGTCCACATCATCCACAGTTATATTATCACCAGGAATGAAGGACAGGCTGGGAGTGTCGTCTAGTACTAAACTGACAACGCCCGATGAACGGGAGGCCGATAAAATTACATAGGGTATGCGGATCGCATCTTCTCCCGATGTGATTGATCCAAACAGAGTCGATAATCCTTTGCGGGGTTGCCAAGTACCGTCATCGTTCATCCGACCATTCTTTGACAGGGCAACCTCACCAGGCTTCAACTGGTTGGGGCGCAGACGCGCATTCATCCGCAGAAAGAAGGTGTCCCCTTCTGTTACGAATGGATCGTCTAGCTGGCCGTAACTGCGATATCTCGACATCTATCTATTTCTTTCGGATCTCTTGGAAAATCTTAATCCCCATAAAGATGATGGTCGCCACGCCCGCCACGATGCCCACAATCTCATTGACTGTGCCTAGCCCAAAGGTGGCGGCGGTTCCCGCCATTCCTGCCATGCTCACCCTGTCCATTAGCCGCACGAATCTAGCAGCATCAAAACTGCGATTATTGCCAAAAATATGGTAATCATTTTGCCTCGTTTCGATAGGGCGTGAAACTTATCTTTTAGAATTAGGAAGTTTTTCATTTAATTGGAAATGGTGCGCGTGTTTGGTTTTTTACCGCTTCTTTCTGCGAGCATTTTTTGGCGACAAAAATAGG